CTCCACCAGTTACTAGAACGGTTCCATCCAATAAAGTCGATTGGGAGTGATCGTAAGTTGCAACCGGCATCCGGACTTTAGTCATCCAAACGTTTCGATAAACACAAACAAAAGCAAAAGCAGTCAACGTCGTTGCTGAAGTTTGAGATAGCAGAGATGTTAAAGTTGCTGAATTATACTTAACAGTGAAATTATAAGCAACCCAGTCATAACTAACGTGTACTTCTTGATGATTGACAGCTGAATAATCCGAACTTGGCAACAAAGGATTTTCGAAAATTAGACTTTTATTGTTTTCAACAGTTATGTCTGGTTGAACAATCGATCTTTTAGCAGTAACAACTTTAACCGGTGTTGACCAAGCACTCAAATGTTCTCCTGACACACGTCTAGCGCTGATATAAACCGTAAATGCTGGAAATAAACCAGTGAACACAACACTTGTTAAATTTGTCGTATCTGATGAAGACTGCGATACAAACGACGCGAAAAAACTAGTCAGACTAATTTGCCAATCAGTGCTCGTGTGCAACCCGCCAAAAATCGCAGTCGTCGAAAAGTCACTAGTCGTCACAACGCCCATAAACCCACCATCGCAGTCTATTGGATTTGTAATTACTGGTGTCACTATGTTAAAATCATTTCGTTGAGAACTAAATTGGATGGCAATATAGGATGACCACCAGGTTTAACGCCGTCATGAACAACTGGTATAAGTCTAGTGGTATCCATCGAAATCTCACCAGACATCCCAGTGAACGCAGAATTCTCATTTTGCGTTCCTTTTCGTAACTGTAAAATCTCAGTAGGCACTGTTATAACTCTCCGTGGTGAATTGTTGTTATTTATACATATTCGACCGCTTTGTTTTCATTTCAACTGATAATTGTCATATAAACGATGTAATTTGGAGGGGATTATTCCCCTCCATCATTTATTTAGCTACGTCGTTTAAACTCGGCGCGTTTCCTGAAAGTGGTGCGTTCAAAGATCCGTCACCAACTACCCAGTCAGTGAATGAAAACGTAGCTTCGAATTCATGAATAGTATCAGCTGTGTCATCACCAACCGTCAATTCTCCAATATCTTTAACGAACACATTGTGGAATGTGTACTTAACGGTTGACTTACCAGCAGAATCCAATTGTTCTACCGATAGTTCGCCCATGATTGCAGCTGGATTGCCGCTATGTTGGTTGTTTTGGAAATTATCCGCGCTAACCATCCAAGAAATCAAGTCTTTCCTCAACGCATGATCTTCAGTTGTGTAAAACGTTAAAGCCCAATCATTAGTGTAAACAGTATCTCCAGGTAAGATTAACTTTCTTCCTTGGTTGAAAACTTCAATTTGTCCAACACTTACGCCTGGAAAACTACTAGCTTTACACAACGCATCTGCGTTTTGTAGATTTGAAGAAACTGGTACAACGCTTGGTATCGAAAAGTTAACTCTGTACTTGTTAGCCCTCGCGCCCGCACCCAATGCAGATTTTAACTCACTTAATTTATTCATGTTCTATCTCCGTATCTTTTCAGCACCGTGTGCTGTTTATTTGTTACAATTAACATAATGAACGTAGTCATTTGATTAAAGATGCTGCACCATTCAACACATCCCGACCGCTTGAACCAACCAGCGTGCTTAAAATGTGTGAAGGTATGGAACTACCATCTAACGGCATAAATTCACTAAATGTGAAAGTTACACTAAACTCAGACAATGTGTTTTGGTTATCGTCGTCTAAAGTTACAATTCCTAGTTGTGAAGGGAACGCGTTTTGAATTTTATAACCGTAAACTTTACCAGACTGAGAATCCAGCTGCCAAATGTTAATATCAGTTTGGTATTTTGGAGCTGCACCAGCTACTGTTAGATCAACTGAACCCATTATAAAATTACCCACTGTTTCTACGGGATAGTTAACCGCGTCTTTAACTACTGAAACGGTGTTCATTCCAGATCTAATAATCCCAAAAGTGTCGTTTAATGAATTTTCATAACTAGCACCGCTAAACAACGATGAACTTTTAGGTCTTGAATCGTCAACCAATTTCAACCAAACATCGAACAACCGTCTAATATCCATGTTAGAATCATCAACTATCGAAACTTCGTAAGTTCCCCCATAGTCAGTTTCTCCCCTTACGTTGTACTGCCTTCCTTTATGAAACAAAGACGTTGTTGTGATTGTCCGTTCCGGTAACCCGGCGCTACGAGCTAGTACGTTTATTTTTGCCCCTTCTACGCCAGGAACTGGTATCTCTAATAAATATTTGTTCTTTCTAAGACCTAAACCAGGTCCAAGCTGTTTTTTTAAATCGGTAATTGTAAAACTAGCCATTGTAACCTGACTTTATCTTGGAATCGATGCTAGTGCCGACGCTTGGGGTAATGTTAGCTCCCATTACTTGAGCTTGTTTGTTCATAGATGTACCTGGTGGGATGTTTGATTCTGAAAACATCCCAGCAGATAATTTACCAAGTTTAGACGAATTCCCAAACATATCATTAGCAACACCACCAACTGTGTCTTGAATTTTAGCAACGACTCCGTCTACAATACCGTTAGATATGTCGAATGCCTTACCAACAGCCTGATCTATGAAATTACCTTGAGATCCTTGTACAGTCTCCATTGAATAATTACTGTATGTAAATGTACAAGTAAACTCCAACAACTCACCCCTTGACTCATAACTAACCTGGACTGGAGAAATCTCAGTTGGATATATATTAAATAATGTGTACTTCGCGGTGTCTCGAACATCGTCAAAATTTCGTTGATATATGTAAGCAGTTTGTGTGTAACCGTCGGTGTTGTGTTTGATTTGTGTTTCTCTAACAGACTTGGTGTCGCTTGGATTTAAATAATTGTGCTGCTGATCCAAAGCTTCGATCCAGTTCTCTAACTCGTGTTTCAACGTGTGATCTTCAGTTAAATAAAATGTACAATCCCAGCTTTGTGTATATTTAACTTGGCCCTTTATAGGAATTGTGCGACCCTTGTACTTAAAATCGATAGTTGTATTCGACTTCCCTGGAAAACTACTAGTCTTACCCTGAGCTATCAAAGCGCTGGCGTCTGGATTTGCTTTTGGATTCGTGAAAGAAAACATAACGTTGAATTTCGCGCTCCTAGCCCCATCACCAATAGTGTTGTGTAATATATTCTGAACCGCCGAACTCATATTAAACTAACACGCTCTACATAACTAATCATTATCATCTTGTTATTTATATTTCTGAAACAAAATTTAGTGTAAAATTATAAATAACACCCGAGGTATAATATGGGAAAAGCTGTTCTGTTTGGACAGTACACTACAAACTAATTGAACGAAATCACTGGTACGTTGGGTGAAATTACCGTCGATTCTGATAGAAATATAATAGTTGTACATGACGGAATTACACCAGTGGTAATCCTATAATCACCGACGTTATCATTGGCAAAGATTTTAATATCATAACTCCAAACATACTATCTCCAGTTAATGGCGAAACCAGGTTCTCCTGGTTTGTTAAGTCTTCAACGTACGAAACACAAAATGTGTTCAGCGGTGTCCATCGTTTGTATGAAACGGCGCGTGATGGTGGGGGGCTTTTGTAAATATCATACATACAAATCACAACGATAACATCAACCTTAACACATTTTCATTCCCAAATACAAATTACACTTGGAATGTTTATATACGAAGTAGGTATATATATATCCGGTGTTCACCGAAGCGGGTGGTCAAATACGATTGTTGCTACACCAGCAACAACTCCGTCGTCAATCGTTTATTCGTACAACCTAGTTATTGATGTTTGGACAACGTTTTCAGTTTCGTCAGTTTACTTGTACAACCCAACAACCGATATATGGACACCAAACACTTCGTATCCATCGGTCATTTCAGGAGCAGGTCAATCAACTTTATTAGATGGGACTGTTTTAGTAACTGGTGGATGGTCAACTTCGTTACTTTCATCAGTGTACTTGTACAGTTGATTTTTATACAAGTAGTTTGTCAAAACAATTATAAATACATAACAAAACGGTGAACTCTATTGAATTTTGCGAAAGGTATACAGAAAGCGTACAGAACTAATTGGTCGTACATTAACACATTTGGTGTTCATTTTATGTTCGGTAAGCACAAATCCATTCAATCGATTTGGGCTGGTATAGACTATAGAGATATGGATTTGTACATAAGAAACATAAACACACCTGCGTTCACAAACACAGCAATCGAAGGATACATCGGTGATCAGTACAAAATACACAACGGTAGAAACGAAATGTATCGTTTTACAGTTGGGTTTAGGGATTTCGACCAGTTGAATTTATACAAGCGATTTGTTATGAATTATAATTATCAACGAACATTGTACTTCGACGAGTGTAAGTTGACGGTTTTGTTATCTAAAGATGCTGATTATATAAACGAAACTAGTTCAAATTTAGTAAGTTATGAGAATTGTCTGATCGAATCAGTTAGTCAAATTCAGTTCAGCAATGAAACAGAATCGCAGATTGTTGAGTTTGACGTTGAGTTTAAATGTACCACACCTATTGTGTTGTAAAAAGGAGTATGTAATTGTCAGAATATCCATCAAATGTAAGAATTCACAACAAACGCGTTCATTTTAGAAAGTGGAAAGTTAAGGATAAGAATAAGTTTTTAAGCAATAAATCTAACAAATCAAAAATTAAAGAAGCGTTGGTTTATGATTGTTTGAAGGACCAAACCGCTATGTCAGATGAAGAGTACAAGTTTATGTTGATTGTGATTCGTGACGCTTCTTTACCAGGAGATATATCATACGAGTTTACTTGTGAATGTGGTTTTACTTACGACTACATACCCAAATTGTTAGATGTTATGAAACCTGTGTTTAAAGGATACGGTAACATTTCAACGAGCGGGGTTGTTTTTGAAATGCAACCTGTTCAAAACCGAGAATTTTACGACAGAACTTTATCAGATTGTTCAGATATGGAAGCTGATTTGTTTGATTTTTTATTACACGTTAAGTCTTTGAACCAAGATGTTTGTTTAACGTTTGACCAGTTGTTAGATTTCGTCAATGAGATGGACGTCGATGTGTTTGAAGATGTTTTTTTACAGTGGAATTCTATGAAGTTCAGAGTTAACAATGTATCTCCAGTTACTTGTCCAAAGTGTAGTTTGACACAGCTTTACGAATTTGACGATTTGCCTGATTTTTTCCCAGAATCTTGGGACGTGTGACTACACGTGTTAGAAGTTCAGCACATTTACGGCGATAGACATTTCAAACTTCACCCATATACAACGTCACAAGAAAAGGATTTGTTGTTGTTGGGGACTATGGGCGAGGAGAATTTAGACGTAGCTTTGAGAATATGTAAAGTTGACATAACTGTGATTGAGACATTGTCGCATTATGAAAAGCTGGCGTTTTTATACAAGTTGAGAGAAATTTCGGTAGGGTCTGAGTTGAGTGTTAGTTTTACGTGTAGTCGTTGTAACGTTGGTAGTGAAAACACTGTAGACATAGAACATATAATTGCAGAACCCGAATGTCCATCTGAACATATAAAAGACCAATATACTAAAATAACAAACTACAATTTGCATGAATATTTAAACGAATCTAAAGAATATGTTCAAGAGCTGTACGTTATGGATTTTGAAGATTTGTTAGAAACCGTTGAGTCAAATACTGTAAAATTCGATTTTCTGCGACAAGTTATTTGTCAGAAGTGCACGAAGACAAATTATATAAACATAGAATCTACTAAATTCTGCATAGACGTTATGAGTGAAGATTCTTTGGTGAGTTTGTACCAATCTTACAACGATTTGATATTTTTTGGAAAGTACAGTAAGTTGGATGTAGATTCGATGTACCCTTTTGAAAGGACTATATTAACTCAGATGTTGAACAAAACTAGGGAGTATTTGAACAGTGGCTGAAGAGACTAAACCTTACAAACGAGGGATTAACCCAGACACAGCTAGCGTTGATGAAATTCATCGTGCTGATGACCGGTTGGTTGGTTATATAGAAAATGCTGGATTGTCGAACGCAGCTGCTGTGGTTCAAGAAATAATCGATAAACCCAATGAAGTTTCATCAGTTGAATCTCAAAAAGATCCAAACACTGTTAAAATATTAAGTGTTCAGCGGAAGATCTTAGAAGTTCTCGAAAAAATAGAAGCTGAGATGATAGATGAACAAGATACTAGTATTAAACACAGCGCAGATGAGTCTAATTTTAACAGACTAAATGGAACCACAAAGTTGGTTTCAGAAGCTTCTGGTTCTAGTTCAACGCCTGGTGGCGTTGGTGATTTGGCTGGTTTATTAGGTTTAGCTGGGTTAGCTGGTAAAGGCAAACGTAAAAAGGATTCTAAAAAGGTATCATTAGAGAACAAAACGCACAAAACACCAAAACGAACACCTAATAAAATGTCAAAGTTTCCAAACGTGTTAGGTAAGTTAGGCAAAGGTGCTTTGCGTTTTATGAGGTTTGCTGGTCCTGTTGGTATTGCGATCACTGCTGGGTTGGCTATTTCTGACGGGTTGGACGGTTGGGATAACGCGGCTGAGGAGTTAGGAATGGACGGTGAACTTTCAGTAGGTAATAAAGCTTCAGCAGCTTTGGGTGCGGTCGTTTCTGGAATTTCTTTCGGGAGGTTAGACAGTGCTAATTTATCTAAAGGTATCAACAATGCTACTGGTGGTAACAAAACTGTCGAAAAGTACGAAAAGGAAGGAATTTTAGACCACGAAATTTGGGGCGATTCTGAGATAACTGATTGGAAGAAACTTTCCAAGTTAAACGCTCAAGAAATTCAGAAAATCATAGACATAGACGATTGGTCAGATTCGGTTCGTGAACGTTTGGAAGTTTTAAAGACCACAGCTCAAGCTATGATAGAACAGTCTAGAAAAGCTGCTGTTCCTGCTAAAGGTTTACTAGAACCAACTCCTAAAAGTGAAGATGTTAAAGCTGTTAAGTACACTATGAAGACTATACCGATGGTACCTGTTAAAGGGTCTCCAGATGTGTTAATTAGCGCTAATAAAACTTCAACCGAACCTAGTTCTTACACACCCAGTGATTTGTTCAAGTTATACAACGTTAAAAACTCAGATTTCGACAGTATGAATCCAGCCATGTTGAGTAATTTAAAATCCATGGCAGCTGAGTATCGAGATTTATTTGGAGAGTCTATACAGATAAACTCAGCTTATCGCTCTGTAGAAGAACAAAAAGAGTTGAAACATAAATTTGGATCGAAAGCTGCTGAACCTGGTTATTCCATGCACAATTACGGGTTAGCTGTTGATATGAACACAGTTAACGCAGATAATGCAACGGCTGCTGGTTTATTCACAAAGTACGGATTTAAAAGACCAGTTCGTGGAGAAACTTGGCACGTAGAGCCAAAAGGTATAGATCGTAAGAAGATAAGAGAAGAAGGTGTTCAAGCATTATCTATGGCGGTTCAAACAACAGTTAGTAAATCAGCTGAATCGGTCCACCAAACTCCTGATGTTAAACAAGCGTTGAAAGAAGGCGAATCTGTTAAAGACGTCGTGTACAAGCAAGATAAACCAGCGTCGGGTAAAATTACAAACGCTTCAGATGAACTAGAATCATCGATTACCACTAAACACATATCTCCAGAATTACCAGCTTTAATGGATTTGGAAGAACCACCAGAAGCTACTAAGAGAAGTGAACCTAAAAAAGCAAGTTTAAAATCTGAATCTGCTGATTTGATGGAAGAACCACCAGAAGCTACTAAGAGAAGTGAACCTAAAAAAGCAAGTTTAAAATCTGAATCTGCTGATTTGATGGAAGAACCACCAGAAGCTACTAATATACGAAAATATAATGAAGCTCGGTTGAATAAAGAAGAACATCGTGACAAATCTGGGTTTATGAACGTGGATAATTACGATCTGGATTATGTGGTAACTACATCTGATAAAAAAGCTAAAATTAAAGCTAGAGACGACGCTAAACTAGCTATGTTCAAAGACAAAACTGCAGAAAAATCTCAATTTTACTCTGATGTTTTAGCTGAGGACAAGTCTAAAAAGTCTCATTCTACCGCGGTTCCTGTCAGTCCAGTTAAAAAGACATCTGGATTCAGAAACCTAATGGATAGTTCAGATGACTTCACGGACGATGCAACAACTGTAAATTCAAACACTGCCGAAACTAACAGCTTTAAAAAAAGTACTCCATTAACACACACGCAATCAATGTCAGTGGCCGAAATAGCAGCTGCTAAGAAAGGTGTTGAAGAATTCCGCAAACATTCAGACCATAACAGTCCAAGTCTGATTAGAATGAGATCCAGATCTGCTAATAAAAAATCTGCTAGAGCTGCACAACTCGCTGAAGCTAACAAAGTTCCTAAAGAGCGTGTTGTTAGCGAATTTAGCAACAACTTAACTAAAGAAACTGTTAAATTTAAAACGCCGCAGGTTCAGAACGTCGCAAATGATACGCACACAACACAGACTAACGTTATAAATACAGAACAAATAGGCGTTAGAAGTTTAGAGTTGTTTTCTAATTGATCTTTAACACGGAGATGTATAACAACGTATGAGATATATATATCCAAGTACGATTAATGATCCAGCTTACGACAACCGTCGTGTTGTTATCCATGTTTTAAAAGTGGATCCGAGCGCTAGTGCTTCGCGTTTGTGGTATGAGTTGAAGGATACCATTACTGCTGGATCGTTAGCTTCTTCACTCAGCGATTTAAAAACGATTGTTAGCAACAAAGCCGCAAATGTAGCATCTAGAGATGTCAATTCAACGATTGTAGATACTATAGTTTTGCCATTGCCCAACTCGTTATCCGATTCTCAAACTCACAAATGGAGCACTGATTCTGGGTTAGTAGGTAAAGCCGGTGCGAAGATACGGAACACAAAAGCTGGTGGTTTAGCAGACATAGCTGTGGCTAACGTTGCCAACCAGCTAGGAACTAGAAAACCGTTGGCAAATCCTGGGTATTTTCAAAACTATTCCGGATCTACACCTAGGGTTTTCGCTATGGATTGGGATTTGATACCTGTTAGCACCGATGAGGCTGAGTCTATAATTGGTATAATTATGAAGTTTAAGCAATACGCATCTCCGTCTAAAGACCCTTATGGTGTTTCTTTATTAGCTCCGCATTATTTCTCAATAGATGTTAGTAACAAGTGGATTTCAGCAGCTATTGATTTAGAACGGGTGGTTATCAGCAGCCTGTCTGTTAATTACGGAGCTGATGGAAACATGCAACAGACTGCAGATGGGATGCCAAAATTTATGAATATTAGTGTAACGTTTAACGAAGTTGATATGAAGACGCAAGAAGATTATACGTCTATGCTAACGTAGGAATGCGCGAATGTATTTAAAAGGAACCATTTTAAACCCGGTTAGGATAAACGCACAAGGGTACAACGTTGCAAATTACACATCTGTTGATTACGTAGCTATTCACAAATACACAGCTGGGTTACCTAGTTCAATGTTCGATATGTACCAAGTGAACGATAATGACAAATGGGAGAGAATAGCTCATGAATTATACAACAACGCAGATTACTGGGATGTTTTATTGGTTGTTAATAAAAGAAACCCACTAACCGGGTTGCCTTTGGATTTTGACGCTGTTTCTATAATGTCAGATGATAAAGCGGTTGCTTATGAAACAAATACGTATAAAGAAGCTTTGCCTAATAATATTTTCGATTTAATGTACGCTGAGTATAATAAACATTTAACGATTCAAAACGATCTTAATAAAGTTATAAGAATCGTAAAGCCAACCATGATGAGTTCATTTCTACAGGGTGGATTTGACGCTGGGTTGTTCTAAGTGTCATTTAAGACTCTTTTAGATAGAAAAACTGTACTTCAAAACATAACCATTAAGTTGGGTTCCTTCGAATTGTTAATAGATGATGTAATTACTATGGAATTCAACCACAGTATTGATAAATTTGGAATATTTGGTCATGTTACTGTCAAAGACACTTATGATTTCAACAATTCAGGGTTGGTAGATTTAAACGGAGATTCTTTATTACACATAACTATGATGGATTTTTCGGGGAATTCGTCTAAACGAACTTATAGGATTTTGAAAATAGAAGCGGAACAGACTGACTATAGATTCAAACTGTACACGTTTATACTACAAGATGAGATTTCTTTTGTTTTAGACAACACATATTTAAGTAAGAGTTTCACAAAAACACCAATTCAAGCTTTGACTGACTGTTTAACACATGTAGGGGTTGATGAGTTGTTAAATTCTGATTTGTTAACCATGAGTTCATTAGACACGACTACAGTGGATAACTTTGCAATTCCTCAAAACACATCTTTATTGAGTTTCTTCAAACGTAAGTTGAGACAGGAAAACGTGCATTTTTTCCAAGATAGAAACGGAATCAACATTAAGCAAATAAACATAAACGAATTAACGCTTAAGCAAAACAGCCAAGGTCAAGATATTCTTTACAGCAACAACGCTTCAAATAGTCAATATTTATACTTAATTCACGACTATATGCAAACTAAAAACAACATCGGGTTGGTTAGTGAGTTGACCCCAATTAGTAGAATTTTCTGTCTTAATTCTGACAAGATAATTTCAGACGTTACTAAAAACCCGAATGACGTTATTGGTAGTTTGAGTTCTAACACACACTTACCTAGTTTTCCAAAGATGCAAGAACTTTATAAAACACAAATTGTACCAGGAACTAAAATACAAGAGTTTGATTTGTTCAATTCTCTAACTAGCACAAATATGTTGAAAATAACAGTACCTGGAGATGTTAAAAACGCAAACGCTGGGACTTTGATTAGTTTAGACATGAAAGGTAATATTTTAAACACGGATTCTATGAATAAAGGCGATGTTAACACAGGCGGTAAATATTTAATCCAATCAGTTCAAGATAGAATAATAACAGATAAACTAATACACAAATACACGTTAATACGTGTAGATTCGAGAACTCCGAGGTAAAAAATGAAATTGTACAGAGCGGTGGTTGAAGACAACTTAGACCCTTTGGAAAATTCAAGAGTCAAAGTGCGTATTTTTGGTATGCATACTCAAATGAATGAGCATTCATCCGAGCCTTTTAGCACTGTGGATGTTAAAGATTTACCTTGGTCTGAAGTTATAGGTGATACCAATTTTGGTTTAATTAACGGAGTTGGAGTTAGTTCAGTTTTAAGACAAGGTACTTGGGTTTGGGTAGTTTTAGACCATGACAATCCTAACAACCCAGTCGTGGTTGGTGTTGTTAAAGGAACTGTTAAAACGCGTCCTAAGTATAAATCAGGGGAAGGTTTTAACGACAAGGACGAAGTTTACCCTTATGACGCTAGAACTGAAGAATCAGACACCAATCGTTTATGCAATGGAAAGAAATTAGCCGATCCACATTATGACAATCCAGTTTCTGTATATTCAAGCACTGACACGGTTCATAAACAAATAAATGACAACGTAGATGTTGTTTCTGGAGTTTCTGATTCTATATCTGGAGCTGATGTTTCGGGGACTGAGCCAAATTCAACTAACGATCTGACAACTTACCCAAATTCAGCGGTTTTGGAAACCCCGGGAGGTCATATTTTTGAGTTCGATGACACTAAAGGTAACGAACGGGTTAGGTTATATCATACTAGCGGTTCTTACGTTGAGATAAAACCAGACGGTTCGATAGTTCAAAAGGCAGTTAACACTACTGGAACTTCACATTACATACATATGTCTGACGTCCATGAACACATAGCTAAAGGGGTTAAACGATACATAGAGACTAATTTAGAGGAAATTATTTTAGGTGGTATTAAGCAAAACGTCAAGATGGATTTATTCAAACATATAGGCGGAGCTTTTAAAATAACCGCTAATGGTAATTTAGAAATAAGTAACGCTGTTAAAATAACCGGTGACATCGAAATTGGAGGCGCTTGTTCAGTTACTGGAAACGTGGTATCTGGAGCTCAAGTTACAGATTCACAAGGTAATTTATCATCTTTAAGAGATGCGTACGATGCACATTACCACATTGGTAACTTAGGGGTTCCTACTGGAAACCCACTAAGTACAGACCCTAAAACCAGAGCATCAAGTGTTCCAGTTACAGTTACAGCGTCTGGGTTTAAATAACATGTTAGATTTCAAAACGTTAGCTTCATCGTTGACTTCGAATTATACATCTATGAACGCAGGAAGTCAAGGTGTCGGAACACAGGTAAAATACCCAGCTATTCCAGGAACTAATTGGGTTGACTTTTGGAGTACAACTTACGACGCAGATGCGAACGCTGGAACTTTCAGCTCAACCTCAGTAGTTATGTCTAGTTCTCCAAATTTGTTAAAATTCACAGCGACTCACGTTTGTAACGGAACTAATATGATCGGAGCCAAAATTTCAGCATATTGGGCTAGTCAAACAGCTAAAGGAGTTCCTCAATTTTTAACGACTATATCTAGTGTAACTAACAACGCGAGTACAATTCAAGCAACTATAGACACTTGGATGTGTAGCCGCAATTCGGTTAGTTCTGTAAATTCATACGAAGCTATGTGTTCTATGATAGAAACTGCTGTGAAGAGCATAACATGGACAGTGACTGAAACATCTGGAACTGCTTCAACAACTTATTCGGTGAGCATTTCTTAAAACAAAACAGGAACATGTGTTATAAATACGTACAAACGAGTGAATTTCAAACATGGCTTTATATACTGATTTCGTAACTCCTTCCAGTACAGTTACAGACGCATATGCTATAAACAACGCGATTAAGAACATTTTGTTAACCAAGATCGGTACGTTACCTGGAAAACCTACGTTTGGGTGTAATTTAGACGACGTTTTATTTTCCCAATTAGACAAAGTTACCGAAAGTATAGCTAGAAAACAAATACGAATATCTTTAATAAAATGGGAGAAACGAATTCAAGTAACTGACATAATTATAACGTCTGTGCCCGAATTCAACAAACTATCCGTTGTTATCCACTACATGTACCAAGATAAGGGGTTGAATTTAAACGAACAAATTTCAATTTCGTTAACTCAGTAAAAAGTATAAATACATAAATGGCATTGACTAACCGACCAACAGAGACTGTACCGTTCAATTTTAACGAGTTGTACACGGGATTAGAGAGTAAATTTTTAACAGCTGGATATGACGTATCTCAAGGGTCCAACACATCTCAGTTAATTACAGCTATGGCTTATTTTACGAGCATGTTGAACGTAAATACGGCTGTTAATATTAACGAAATGTTGTTACCTTTAGCTAATTTGCGAGATAATGTACTAACAGACGCTAGAGCGTTAGGATATGAGATTCAACACAAACAATCATTCAGTTACAGACTGACGTTGAATTTTTCAGGATCTCTGGATGGCAATTATTCGGTTCCCAAATATTCAATATTCACAGAAGGTGGGAAGAAATATTATTATTTGGGTAACCAGATCGATTTGACCAACCAACCAAACGGAGCTACTGTTGACGTTGTGGTTCGTGAGGGTGATTTATTCAGTCATTTAGACTACCCAGCGTTGCAAACTGTAACAACCAACGTTATCAACGACTCAGGTGCGTTGGTTCCTCAGTATTTTTTCAACATCCCCTTTACCGATATTGAAGAAAACGGAATTGAGTGTTTCGTAACGTACTACGATGATTTCGGAAATTTAGTTCTAGATGAACCTTGGTCGAAGTCTTATGGGTTTTCGGTAGACAGTGCTTTGGCTAAAAAAAATCAGTTCTACCGAGTAGACGACATCAAAGCGTTAACTCCTAGGATCTATTTTCAACTAAACGGAATCGGTTCTGGTTTACGGTTAGGA